TTCCTTTGCTCGCTGGATATTCCACTTTTGACAACCGAGATGGACAAGTCGTCGGAAGGGGACAAGAAAGTTGTCTTTGTCTTCAAACTGCCCGAGACGGACCTGCTGAGAATCAAGAATTCCTACTTCGGCGGCACGGGGACCGTCAAGGCAAGGCGATTTGTTGACAACATCAGAAGCCTTAAAAGCATGTGCTTCACTTAATCCTTGATAGCCAATGACTTACAACCGATGCTGCCGAGGTGTCGTGTTTCTTCTTTTCCTTTCTTTTTTTTGATATTTCGGGCTTATGCAGAGGGATGTTGTATGCTCGGAAGGATCGAAAAAATGTCTGTTCGGGTGGCTTTCTGTGTCCTAGCGAAGGACCGTCCCGATGATTTGTTCGGCTCGACATGGTTTGACCTTCGCCAGAAAGTGAAAGACTTGAAGGAGAAGTGGGCGAAGGAGGCCAAGGAGTTTTTGCAGAATTCGTTAATAAATGACCTTAAGGATAGAGGGCAGAGCGTCGTTTCAGCCGAGTTGAGTTTGGGCAAATATCGTGGCTCTCACTTCGTTACATCGGCAAAGTTGACTGTGAAAGTTAAGTCAGAAGAAGATGCGAAGAAACTGGCGGGGTATCTGCAAAGATTCAGTCCGAAGTACAATTTGAAGTCGTATGACAAGGGCAGCGGCGAAGCAAGTTACAATATCAGGTGACGGCAATGGATGAAAGAGCGATAGCACAAGAGTTGACGAGGATTGCGAAGAGCCTTGTCTCTGTCTTGGACGACATGGAGAAGGAAATTCTGGATTACCTGTATGGGCACAGGACGACGACTCCCTACGAACTTCATCAGCAGTTCAAACTTGATATCAAGGATGCCTCGGCGATTTACGATTTAATGCCCACGGGTTTCGGTCCCGATGGGAGGGGTGAGAGATGGATGCTTGACCAAATCAGGAAAATTCTGCTTCGGGGAGGGCACGGAAAGTCTTCGCTTGACGGGATGCCGAATGTGGTGGCAAGGAAAACGGTGAATGACTTGATTTCTCGGCACACCAAGGGCATATTCAGCGATCAGAGTTGGGAGGCTGTCAACAAAGTATGGAAGATTCTCAATGCCGCTGCGATTGACTGGCATTCGGTTGGGTCAGAGTATCAGAAAAACGATCAAGGCATCCCGATAAGAAAAGAGTGGAAGTTCGAGATAGAGTTTCTTAACAACAACGGAAGGCAAGCGACTTTATATGGCACGCTCATAGCGTCTGGGGCGGGATCGGTAGATTCTCCATTGGAAAAGTATGACATAATAGCGTATGTTTCATAGGGGGACAGATGATGAGAAGGACTTTTCGCAGAAATCTGCGGGGATTTATCCCTAGCGGTTAGGCGAAAGTAGTTGCGAGTGTTCAGCGAGAAGAGGCTTAAGAAATGATAGTCAGGCAACTCAAACTGAAGTTGAATAAGAAGCAAGAGACCACTCTTATCGGTTGGTTGTGGAATCTTACTGGTGTGTGGAATTTCGCCATACGCAAGATTGAGTTGGATGCTCGGGATAAGGTCTATCACTCTCCCAAGGACTTCCAGAACTTGCTGGCAAATCACTCTGACAGGCTCGACATTCCTTCTCACACCTTGCAGGGAGTTCTCAATCAGGCATATCTTGCTTGGTATCGGTGTTTCAAGAGGCAAGCCAAGAAGCCACAACTCAAAGGGCAGCGAAATAAACTCGCTTCAATGCCATTCCCAGACCCAATGAGACAACCAAAAGACAACATGATTTCCATTCCCGGACTTGGCAAGGTCAGGTATTATAAGCAGGACTTGCCTGAAGCAAAAATCAAGTGTGGCAGGATAGTTAAGAGAGCAAGTGGATGGTATTTGTGTTTGTGGCTTGATTGTGAGCATAAGTTTCCTGTCCAAGACACCGACAAAGCAGTTGGCATAGACCCCGGTTTTTCAACGCTCTTGACCTTGTCCGACAGCACAAAGTTCGAGAATCCAAGAGAGTTACGAGTAGGAGCAAAGAGATTTGCTCAATCTCAAAGAGCACATGACAAGCATCTATCTGCGAGACTTCTCGAAAGACAAGCCAACAGAAGGCGTGACAGAAATCACAAAATCAGCAGGAAGTTGGTGGAGAACTACCAGACCATCTATTATAGCAATGATAATTTCAAGAAAATGTCGAGAACTGGTTTCGGTAAGTCGGTAAGTGAGGCAGGGCTAAACCAACTGATTGGAATGACAGCCTACAAGAGCACTACAAGCGGTAGGAAGTGCATACCAGTCAATTCACCTTACACCACCATGACTTGCTCAAATTGTGGGAACTTGACTGGACCTACAGGATTGAGTGGGCTTGCAGTAAGACAATGGGAATGTAGTGTTTGTGGGACACAGCATGACAGAGACATCAACTCTGCTGTGCAAGTTCTCAAAGTCGGGGTCGGGACGACCCACGAGAGGAGATTGAGACATGTCGCTTAATCAACATCTGGAATCTGCGGGGCTTCAACCCCAGCGGAGGTTCAAAAGGACAGCAGAAGACCTGACGATGGAAACAAGGCAGCGTGTTGCGCCATACGAGATGGTTCTCAGGCGGCTTGGATTCAGGGAAGGCACGCAGAATGACAACCTGATGAGGCTTGGTGCGTCGAATTGGCTGATGGATTTGGACTCGAATAAATATGATGCCAGTCGCATGGCTGTTGTTTTTGAGAAAGATGGGAGCGTCACGATTATGGCGGGAGATAGCGCAAGCGCAGGTCCGTCCGATTATTCGTGGCATTATCGGAATGTGACACCAGCAAGGTTATCATCTCATATCAGTTCATCACTGTGGGCGATTGAAAGGAGACAGGTGGCGGCGATGGATGCGACAATAGCAAGAGAGTTGGCGAAAATTGCAGGCGAACTGATGGGGGTAACGAGGACAGCCGCCGTGAAGGACTTGGCGGAAATCAGAGAGTTGATTCCCGCCATGCTGGAAAAGAGAGCCGAGAGGACAAAGAAGCAGGAAGAATATCTGCGAGAGACGAACAGGCTGTATGACGAAGAAATGCGGGACATCGAGGAAAGCTCCATCGAACTGTCAGCCTCTTTAAGGGATGCGATTGTCGGATATTTCAACAAGAATGGAATGGGTGTCCAGAGAGTAGAGTGGCGTGACGGAGAACGTGGCGGCAAAGTCTATATTGGCAGTGGAGACGGCGTTAAGCGCAGAGAAAGTGCTGTGTGGGTCGGGCTTTCGATTGGCATTGGCGGGCCGTCAAACGAGGCTTATTTCGCCATTCGCAATGAGAATTACGGTGGAGAAGATCACAAATTTATTTTGACTGACAAGGGCACGGTAAGCAATGTCGTGAAGACTATTACCCAATTTGACAAGAGAGGCTACTGGGATGGTGACGCAGGGACAGAAGAAGAAGCATTTCACAAGAAAAGACTGCCGAGCAAACTTGAACAATCCGAGGAATGGGACTGAAAGGAACTCACTGAAATGGAGTGACAAATGAGCGTGTTCCCGGGAACTTTCGTACCCACTGGGGTCTCAAGTACGGCGAAGTTCAGTCATCTGATTGATGATTTGATGACGCCTCGCCTCATGTCATTCAGGCAGATTCACATCCACGACGAGCCTGCGACTCTGGACGTGGACAAGGCGACTTGGCGTTCCACTTTCGGGAACTGGCTTACAGCCGCACCTCTTGTTATCCGAAAGAACGGCATCTTGTGCGCAACGGTGACGGACATAAATTACGTGAACGGCACATTTCAGGCAAATCCAGTAGACATAGGTGCTGATACCAAACCGAGAGACACCGTAGAGGCGTCCTACGTGTTCGACTACTTCACGACGGCTATCTTGGAGGGTCTCTATACGGCGGCTGTATCAATCGTCAATATGACGGCAGTAGGACCGCCGACTTCTTACACGATTGCCGATTCGCCGACGAATTGGGAAGGCGTATTGACGGACTTGGCATTCGCCATGTGTATGGAGAAACTGCTTCTTGACTACGACTTATGGCGATACAGGCTGGTATTTGCAATCGGTCCTGCGGACTTGGAAAGCGGTGGCGGTGGCGATATTGCAAACCAACTCACAACGCTCAAACAGAACGCCGAAGAGCGTGCGAATACGGCGATGCAGAACGAAAAGTTCAAGACGGGCAACTATCTCTCACCGCCCACACGATACTACTACCAATCAATCAGGGGATTGGGCGGGGCAGCGGGGGCGCACGGGCAACCTTTCATTGGCGGCAAATTGCACGGTTGGCGTCCGACGAAGTATGTGTGATAAGTTGTTGATAATCAAAGAGTTGTGAAGATTTGTAGCATAGAAGGTTGCGGAAGGAGAGCCGTGGCAAAGGTGTTGTGCCACAAGCATTACCGCGAGATATACAAAACAGATGTGTGTGGTGTGTATCTGGTGCGGAATACGGTAGATGGGAAGGTTTACATCGGAAGCAGTATTGAAATGAATAGGATGTGGAGCAATCATAGGGGACTGCTCAGAAACAAAAAGCACAGTAACCGACATTTGCAAGCCGCGTGGGATAAATACGGCGAAAATTCTTTTGAATTCACGACAATTGAAGCATGCCCAGAGAATGTTCTGATTGCCAGAGAAAAGGCGTGGATTGGATATTACGGCTCGATGAACGACGAGAAGGGGTATAATCTGGAAGACCCATACAGGCACAATCATACGGAAGAAACGAAGAGGAGAATTTCTGAAGCGAGGAAGAACAATCCTAAGTGCAGAGGCCATAAGCACACAGAGGAAGCGAAGCGCAGGATAAGCGAAGCACACAAGGGGAACCAGTGGAATAAGGGACGAATTCCCTCGGATGAGACAAAACAAAAGATGTCCGAGTCTCATAAGGGATTGCTTAGAGGCAAAAAATTATCGGCTGAACATAAAATGAAATTGTCTGTGGCGCATAGGGGAAAAATTATTTCAGCCGACACAAGAAGGGTTTTATCAGAAAGAACGAAAGCGTATTGGGAAAGAAAACATAAAGAGGAGGGCACGGCCCATGAA